CTGAAGACGTAAGCATTTCCTTAAGCCACGCTTTCAACTTGTCCTTCATAAAAACTTTAATACGAATTGAACGATTAACCCACCAACCACACCAGCAGCGGTTGCAATACCACCTAAACGAGCAACCTGCAAACGTTGATTCTGAATGTACTTGTCGTGTTTCTGCACCTTGCTAACAAGACATTCAATTTTCATTTCGTCGTCACCAATCAACACGTTGTAAATACGGTCAATCTTCTTGTCCATTTCTTGGAGTTGTTCGTGTATCAAAGCTATTTCAGTTTCGGTGTTCATTTCTTAAAATACAATTCAATTTCAGCCTCACGACGACGAACAAGACCTTTGAGAATTACTCCGCCACCTTTGTTCCATAAACGAAAAGAATCTGCTATTGTTGGATCGTTAGGGTTAGCGTTTACCTTTCTCAGCACAGACGACTTCTTAAAGCCTCCTGTTCCGATGTTGTACGCTAACGAAACACACGCGCTAAATTGGTTTTCGTTGAGCGTTTGCGTTATCAATGCACGAACAGAAACCGCGAACTTATCAATGACGTTTTTCGCTAATTGTTCCGCTCTTGCTTGTGTTATAACGTCGCCTTCCTTAACCTTTGTACCGTCTTCGTAAAACGTATTTCCATAACCAATCGTCCACACGTTTGCAGGACACAAATAAGCCTTTAAACGACAGCCTTCAAACTTCTTGAGTAGCGCGTAACCTTCAGCGTTAACTTTCATTTTTCAGTTTCTTTATTTGTTTTTCTTTCTTTGCAAGATACTTACGAAATTTCTCTTCGTAAATCTTGTGCATCGTTAAATTCTTCTTGCGTCCCCTTGTAGCCATTCGTTTTTATTTTAGTTTATCTCAACCAACCTAAACCGCGTCGTCTGTATTCATAAGGTAGTCTATCGCGTCCGTCGCTAATCTCAAAAGCATTGGAAGGATACACATTTGTTTGTGACCAAATCTGTTGCGTTACGTTCGTTGTGTACTCTGGAAAGTCTGATTGATTGAAGCACAAATAGTCAACCATTCTTTGAGTGTAGAACATTGCTTGTGAACGCGCTTGGTCGCGGTAGTTTTGTAAGTCTGTTTGGCTGATTGGTGTAGTGTCTTCGCTTGTGCGAATTACAAGACTTCCGTTGTCCGTTTTAACGTACAAATGAGGCAAGACTTCGTACATAGTCCACCACATAACCATTCGACGCAAGTAATTGTCAAGAAGGGTTTCGTATGCGCCCGTAATATCGTCGTTTACAACGTCTTCTTTGATGCGATTGTAAAGGTCAGTTCCTAAATACAACTGCGCGTACTTGTCTTGTGAAAGATATATTGCAGGGTACATAAGCAACGGATCAACTGAACCGTTAATCCAAGTATATTTTTTTATGTAATTCTCGTCAATGAGTAGAACTTCGGGTTGTAGTGCCATTGTGTGTTTTTATTAAGGGTATTTTAAAGAACCTCTGTCTGGTCTGTTGATTGGTGCTGTTCCTTCGATGCCTTTTTGTGGAACGTAAGGGTTATTACCAACACGCTTATCGTTGTTCAATCCATCGTTTGGAAGTATGCGTCCTTTCGAATCGCGTTTGCGAATATAAATTAAACGCTTCCAAACATGATGGCAGAAGCACCCCCCGACGAAGCGGAAGAGCGAATAAGTTTGAGACCCCGCAGGAGCAAAATTTCCATTCACTCCTTCCTTGCTCATTGCTTCAATATCTTCATAACGAAAGATTGCGCCTAACTGCGACATTTGAACCATTTCTTTGCAGAACTCACGACTATTTTCGCTTATGTTTTGTGAATAGGCATAGCGTAATTTATAAAGTCCTCTATCTCCCCACTTAGATTCTTTTTCACCTTGAGCGTCGCTCATTGTCGGCATCTTGTTACGCTTTGCAAAGAACTCGCTTGTGTAGTTCATTTCGTTGTCTGGGTCGGTAACATCTTCTTCACTTACCAACTGCCATTCGTCTAAATCGATGTATTCCGCTTTTTCTTTTAGTACATCAATCCACTCTTTGCCTTGTTCGTCGCTGAAATCATTCTCAGCATCCGCAACTACTTTTTTTTTTAATTCGATTGCTTGTGTCGTTGGTTCAACAACTAAAACTTCTTCGTCGAATGGCGAGTTCATTTCGATGTTTATCTCTCCCAAAATTGGAGTGAAAACACGTTCAATGATTCTTTGGTAAGGCTTGATTACTTGATTGTTGAATATCTCCAAACCTACCAACATTTCGTCCTTATTGCTTCCAAATCCTGTTGTGTCTCTAATTCCGTGAATCAAAGGAGACACAACGCGGTGTCCTACCATAATTTGTTTCGCTGTTTCTTCAGATAAAAACTGATATTGTTTGTCCGCGTCCGACAAAGGAAATGATTCGATTTGTGGAGCGCGTGCAGGATCTTCGTTGAAGGTCATTAAGAACTTACCAGCATTACTTGCACCGCTCAATCTTGTTTCCCACTCACGACGAATAGCCTCACGTTCTTCTTTTTGCGGTATGCCGTTTAAGAAGTTAATGATGAACGAAGGAAATAAACCGTTTAAGATATTGTTGACGTGGTAAAGTCCCATTTGATAACTCAACTCAACGTAATTTAACGCACCGAAGTAGTCGGGCTTTGCGTAGTACGAAGAACCTGCCATCATTCCGTGAGCGTAAATAACTTGTCTTGGTTGTTCTTGTGCAATTGAAGGATTGAACGCAGGGATGAACTCTGGCTTACCTTTTTTGCTTCTTGTGTTTGCCCAATCTTTCGAGTAGAAAATTCCTGTTACGTCATCTTCTTCTTTATCGTAAGCAAGACGACAATTCTCAAAAGGTAGGTGGTTGATTTGTACAACGCGAGTGAAATCCATTGACCAAATAACTTCTGCACAAAACGAACCTTGAAGTTTTAAGTCAAACGCAATACCTTGCAAAGCATTGTCGAGAATAGTTCCTGTTCCTTGTCCTTCAATCATATACGCTATTGAGTTCGTCAATGCGTTATGAATAGGGCTGTTATAATAAAGCGTGATTAGGTGCTGTGGAAAAAGATTGTTTTGTCCGTAGTCAATCCAACCGCTTCTGTTTTCTTTTTCAACCGCTTCAACAGGTTGATAAGCCGATAAATTTATTGATTGTATATTGCTCATTTTATGCGCCTGTATAAATTACATCGACAGGAATTGTCGGTGTTGAAACGTCAAAGTAAATAGTTCCGTCTTGTAAAATCATTAACCCTTTTTCTACCAATCCAACGACGGAAGCATTGGTAGGGTCTATATTGCTGCTGCTGTTTTGTCCGTACACTTCGTAGTGATAACGTCCTGCATCGGTCAAACCAACGGTGGTAAGTCTTATTTTAGTCACACGTTCATTCTCGTTTATTACGGTCACTACTTGCGCGAGTTTTTCACCTGTCATTTCGTAAGTTAAGACAAGTAAATAATGAGTAAAGGCAACGTTGAAATACTGCCGTCCTTCGTCTAACGAAAGCCACGCATCTTGATTCGCTGTATTTGTGTTTAGGTATACCATTCCCCTTTTCCTTTACGTTAAAATTACAACACGTAGGGACGCGTTGTCCCTATGTGTGTAAAAGTTTTTTATTGATTAGTCAAGAATTGTCGAAGGCGCACCGCTCAATTTGTAAGCGCGTTTTGCAGCTTCGTGAGTGAACGCGAGTGTGAAACCATTCATGTCACCCAAAACTGTTCCAGTTGCTGCTGTTGCAGTTGAAAGGTCTGCTCCGTATTCATAACCAACAGCCCACCAATTTCCGTTTGTATCTTCAACGAAAACAATCACACGTGCTTGTGCAACTGATTGCAATTCCAAACGCTTTGCGCTTGATAATTTTTGCAACATTACGTTCACAGTTTGCGTGTAGAATACCGTTCCGTTGTCGCGGTTGAAGTTAATTGTTTCTTCAAACGATCCTGTTTGTGTTGGTAGTTCGTATGTGTACAAATCACCACTTGCAGGGCCGTTAATTGCAGTTACAATTTCGTTCGCGTCTAAAGTAAAAGACGTTACTTCTGTTTTGTCAACCAAAACGATTTTTTTGATACCACCGATTCCATCTTTGCAATCGAGAGTAAATCCGCTACTTAATTCGCACATTTTTTTATAGTTTTAATTAGCACAAAAGAGGGGTGGTTTTTATGCCACCGCCTCTATTATGCAAGGGTTAGAATGGTTGAGATTATGCAGTGTATTGGTAGAACGCGATTTCGTCACCGAATCCGTACTGAACACCTGCGAAGAATGAACAAGAGAAACGAACGTTGTTTGATAGATCGTACTGATACATATCTAAAACAGCAACGGTGTTCCATTGGTCAAGTAAGTTAGTTCCGAACCACAAATTTGACTTCTGATAGAAAGCCATTGTGTCGTCGCTCATACCAGGACACTCGATGATGTCGTATTGTCCCTGCCAAGTCATCTTAACAGTTTCTCCTTGGTACAAGTAAGAACCACCGCCAAGACCTAAGATAGCAGTTCTGAACGCTTCTGCAACGTTTGAAGAAACCGCGATAACAGGCTTCTCAGTAGCGCGACGAACGCGTGTTGGAAGTGTTAAAACAAGTTTGTTCATTTCGTCGATTACGTTTGCAGAAGTGATTGCCTCTGGATCAGCAACGTCAAGAACAGCAGCATCAGCCAAGAACAATGTCTCGAATCCTGCGTACTCACCTGCGTTAGCGTTAACACCCTGCCAAATCAAGATTTCGTTACGTGCTGCAACACCTGCCATAACGTTAGCAATTAAAGCGTCAGTCAATGAAGCGTGAAGTTCTCCGTTTTGCTCTGAGGACGATTCCCAATCCGATAAAAACGTATTTTTACACAATTCGCGCTGTACTTGGAATTTCTCTAAAGTCAAGATACGCTCAGTTAAGTTAACTGTTCCTGTTGGTGTGAAGTCACAAGTAGCGTTTGCAAAAGTTACGTTGTCAACTAAGCGACGAACAACTTGTTTGTACTCGATGTTTTCTTTTACTGTAAGCGCAGAAAGTGATTCGTTGCTTAAAAACGCAGCGCGGATATATCCTGCTGCTTCTCTACCTGCGTAGGTGGTAGTTAAATTTGTAGTAGTAGCCATTTTTTATTGTTTGTTTTTTTTATTTTTTAAGGTGAAATAAGAAACGCTCCTCAGCCGACATTTTAGCGTATGGCTTAGAAGGTGTTTGTTTTGCTTGCTTTACTTCTTTGATTGAAGTCGCTGCAGGCTGCGCGCTTAATTTTGTTACTTCGCTTGAAAGTGTTTCGTTTGCCTTCTTAATGTCAGCAAGTTCGCTTTCCAACTTAGCAACCAACGACAAAAGTCCTTCAACCTCTGCGCTTAGTGATTCGTCAGCAACAACCTCAGTAGATTGTTTTTCTTCTTCTACTTCAACCTCAACTTCTGGTTCTTCAACCATTGGTTTCAATTCAACAAGTAGTCCGTCAGCAACAACAACTGTGATGCCTTCCGCTGTCTTGTATTCTCCGTCCGCCAAAACAACCTCGTTGCCTTCTGCGTCTTTGCCGAATACACGAACACCCGCTGCCCAAACGTCGCTGTCAGAGTAGATGCTTGTCCCGTCCTCTAAAATCGCCTCAACCATTTGCTTCACCTCAACTACTTCTTCAGCAGAGAGAGAAACATTGTGTTTTGCGAATAGAGCGTTTACTTTTTCTCGTAAATTCATAATTCTGTTAATTGTTTGTTTAGTCAGTAGATATAAAAATGTGTATATTTGTTTCGTAATTCGCTTTTTCATAGGTTGAATTTGATTTTTAGGTTTGACGGAGGGAGTGATTACCCTCCGTTTTTTTATCCTAAATTGTCGAGAATAGTATTCAATACTTTCAATTCATCTTCAGTCAATCCATACGTCTTAAAACCCATTTTACCGCCCTCGTTCGTTATCTTCGTGAGAGCATTTAGAAACAGGTTTGCGTCATCGTTGAATAACTCCAACTTAAAGAAACCCCCTGCTTCGATATTCATTACTTGTTCGGATTGTATGCCCAGTTCAAAAGAGAAATTGTGCGCTTACTTCCGCAAACGTTTCCATTGCTATCTTCTAATATGTCACCTGCGCTGTTCTCACGCATACGATTGATAAACGCAATGGTCTTTCCCGCATCTTCGTAGTGTTTATTTGTCCAATCCGCTTTGTTCGTTTGAAGTAATTCAAGATTACGCTCGATTGGTCCACGATCAAGTGAAGCCAACATTGAACACTCCGTTTCGCTCCACGCTTTCAATTCTGAATAAGTCATATTCACCGCGCTCATATAGTCGTCGTAACGCGCTTCTATTTCTTCTTGCGTGGCTAAGGTTAGAAGTTGTTCAATCTCTGCAAGAATGGCTGCAAATTCTTCGTGCTTACTCAAATACATTTCTTTCTCAGCAATAAAGTTTCCTTCGATTGAAAAACCAAGAACTTCTTTGTTTTGTATTTGCTTCTTTACTTCTTCGTTATCCACTTTCATACACCCAAACCACGTTCCTTCTGGAAGGTCAAACCCGAAGTTCTTCGACTTGTCGTTTTCACCTTCGATTATCCACGTTTCAACGAGTGACACTCCGTCAACCACTTTCGCGTGTTCAACTGTTGCATTGTTTTGGTTTGCTTGTTTCAAATAGTTGTAAGCAATTGCACGAATGGTGTCTTTCGAATACTTAACGTAGTATTCCTCGTCCGTCTCGTCGTTGCGTCGGTAAATAAGTTGATCGGGAATCAATAACGCTCCGTACAACAGACCTCTAAAATCTTCTTTGAACTTGACATTGTGTTGTTCGCTTAACGCGACGAAGTCTACACCGATTGCAGGTTGTTCCACTACGCTAATTGCGTACACTCCGAGCAGTCCCGCGTCGTCGATTCCGTATTCAATAACTTTAATTTTTTTCATTGTTTTATCCTCCTAATCTTGATTGGTTTTGTATTAATTGTTGTGCCTCTAAATTGCTGCTGACTTGCGTTCCAACGACGTACGCTTGAAGCGGTGGTTGTTGTTGGTTGGGTTGGTTGCCGACAAAGGCGAAGTTCGCAGGTGAAGGAGCATCCGTTCCACCACCGCCACCACCTGTACTCATATTCGTTCCCGAAGGTGCGCTTGCGTTTCCGTATTCCGTCTTTGAAATCTTCAACACGTTAGCGAGTCCCATTGCTCCAACGATTGACGCTTGAATAATACGAGCGGTTGTTGAAGGCATTGTCTTGTCGTTTAACGCTCTGTTTATACCTCCGTAAGTATCTACAACAGCAGACGCAAGATTCAAAGATTTCTGAATTTGAAATTGACGTTTAGATTCTTTTTGTCCTATTTTAGTAAATGCTTCATTCAACGCTCCAAGTGCTTGCAATCCACTTGAAACAAGTCCAATTCGTGCGTTGAAAGCGGCTTGTTCTGCTGCAAGTTTTTCTTCTTCTGCTTTCTTTGCGTCTTCAACTGCTTTATCATCTGCTGCTTTTTTCTTTTCATTAACCTCAATTTGTTGCTGAAGTGCTAAATCGTCGTATTTTTTTTCAATGTCTAATTCTAAAAGACGATAAGTTTCATTTATTAAAATTTTATCTTCTTCAGAACCTTCAAATGTTGCAAGTTCTTTTATTTTCTTTTGCTCTAAATCATATAATTCGTTAGCCTGTGCGCTTTGATTTGCGTGAATATAATCTTGTTGTGCTTTTAATTGCGCGTCAAGTCTTTCTTGTTCCCATTTGGCTAAAATATCAGTTATTTCTTGTTGCGATTTATTATAATCGTCTATTTCTTTTTGAAGTTGTTCTGCTGTCTTATTCTCATTGTTTAAGTCTTTTTGTAATGCTAACTCCTGCGCTTTTAATTCGTTAACAGTTGTACCTGTTGCAATTGCAAGTTTTGCATTTCTTAAAATTTGTTCTTCTTCAACAAGTTGATTTAATTCGGCTTGAAGTTGTTTTTGTCTGTCGCTAACAACTAAAACTTTCTTTGTTTCAATATCTTTCTGAACAAAGTTTGCGCGTTCAGTTGTGTATTGTTGCTCTGTTCCAATCAATTCTTCTTTTTGAAGATTGGCTTTTATTAACCTTTGCTTTTCTGCGATAACTGCAAGTTGTTGCGCTCTTAAATCTTCAAATTCAGCTATTGCTTTTTTTCTATCTTCTTCTTCTTTATATCCTTCAATAGTTAATTCTTTTGCTTTTTCAATTCCTTTTATTCTATCTGCTTCACCTCCTGCTGTTATACCACTTAATAAGTTACGAGTTTCAATTAACCTATTTTCCTTCTCACGAATTAAATTAATATCTCCAGTTGTCTTTGCAATTGCAAGTTCATTCTCTGCAACTTTTATATTGTTCTGCGCTTTTTCTTTTTCAAGTTCAAGAGTTTTAAAACTTTCACCGTATAAAGCCTTTTCTTTAATTAAACGAGCGTCTAAAATTTGATTTTGTTTTTCTAACGCTGCATTTGCTTCGCCTAACTTTTCTATTTTTTCAGTCGTTCCACTTAACGCTGCGTTTATCTTGTCGAAATTTAAAACAAGTAAAGCAACAGCACCACCAAGCGCAAGCAATGGATTGCCTACAATAGCACCTGCTAAATTTCCCAAACCCTTAACCAAACCACCAACCTCGTCTTTTACTGTCTTAAAATCAATGCGACCAACCGCATTTCCCATTGCGCTCAATGACTGACCTGCTCCTTTTAAGTCAAGCGACATTAAACGAGAACTAAATAATCCGATGTTATTCGAAAGACCTTCGAAAGCATTACCTGCATTGGCATTAATCTCAGCAGAAAGGTCACCGATATTATCTTTCAATTCAGCAGCACGGGCGGACGCTTTCTTAAATTCTTCACTCGAAGAATCCATTTGCAACAACTGCTGATTCAACGCGCGTAACTCCGCCTTTGCTGAACTAAATCCTTTCGCTGTATTTTCTGCCGCGTCAGCCGTCTGATTGAGGACGGTCATTGCGTTTGTGCCTACATTAAAATCAATTGTATTCGCCATTTAGAATAGTAGTTTATATAAGATAAATATCCAGAACGCGACGTTTACCGAAATACGCGTCACTTTCCACGCGTAGTGTTTCCACATTTGTAGTTTACGCTTTCCGTTCGCCACTTTGCCGAACTCACTTTCGCTCTTAACATTGAGTTTGATAAACTCTAAACAAGCGACCATTGCGCCTGCTTTATTTTGAAGATGTTCCTTTGAAGTCGCTTCCATTTGATATAATTGTTATTGTGTCACCCATTCCGCTTAAGGTCACGCTTCCGCTACCTTCAACCGTTTCTCCTGTGTATGCTTGTATTGTTACTCCGTTAGCAGAAACAGACTTTTGTATTATCAATTCACGTCCTGCCGTTGTAGTTGCTGAAGGCAAATAGATTGTAATGCTTCCACCTGTTGTATCTGCGAAAATCATTCTGTCGAAATTCGTTACAACGTAGTCGGTCGTTATCGTTCTAACTGGCTGACTAATCGAACCACCGAAACTAACAGGCGCACCGAAGCGCGTTGGTGCGAGTGATGGTGCTTGTTGTGTTATGAAAGAACGCGTTCCATTGTTAGGTTGCGAGTAGCAGTTGTTCTTTGTGCTATTCCAATTGTAACCGAAACGTAGACAACAATCTTGTGTTATCGTCGCAGGATCACCATTCGAATTTTCCCAATTCAATGATTGGTCAAGGTTGGCGGAAACAGGTGTAAGGTCGCAGTCGTTGTCGATATCCAGAACGCGAATAAGTTTTACTTTAGTCATATCTTGCTCACCTACAACGTAGCCTTGAATTTCCAATACGCGCCACCAAGAATCGATAATCCAAATCTTGTCGCTAAATTGAAAGGTGAATATATCGTTCAATGTTAGTGCGAACATTCCTTCTAAAATTCGCGCTTGTCCGTCGAATAACTCGCGATAGTAGTTTCTCCACCAACGATTGTATAGGTTGTCGTATGGGTTCGCAATGATTGTGTGCGGTGGTATTTCGGGAGCGAAGTTTAAGTCACTATCGGACACAGTTGCGTTCATCGTTGAATAGTTATTCAAACACTTTACCGCTGTTTGCACTACGTCACCGCTTACTTCGTCAAACATATTCACGAAGAAGTCTGCGAAGTAATAAAGGATGCGTGGCTTCGGTTGTACGAATTGTCCTTCAGCGTTCAAGAATTTAGGAACAACTACATCTGTATTTTCGACAGGAGCGGAAGGTGTAGACGCAAACGCTAACTCAACCTTTTCCTCACCTGTTGCGAACTCATTGATTACTTCAAAGTCTGATTCGGTTACTTCGTAGCGTCCATAAGTGCGTCCGTTATCGGTGTAAACTGAATTGAAAAAGTCTGAATCACTTGCGTATGTGAAAGAGAACTTCGCCTTCTGAAGGTCTGTCGTTGGAGAGTACATTATATCTTTCGACAAGTCCATTTTCTGCGACCAATCGAGCGTATTACCACTTGCGATATACTCAACCATTGGTTCAATCTTAAGCGTGTTTGGAAGCGTTTTGTCCGCAACGAAAACAAGGTTGAACATCTTTTGAATAGAAGTGATAAAATCTATTTGTCGCATATCTGGAGCGTTGAACTCCATTACTACTTGGTCACCTGTTAAAGACGTTCCAATACTTACAATTTCTAAACCTGTTCCAAAAGAATTGACACCTGCGTTTCCGTATAAATCAACGTCCCAAGTAAATGTTCCTGCCGTTGAATCTTGTGGAAGTATTTGTAATTTAAATTTTACTCCTTGCCCTTCATTAAATGAGAATGTTTGTGTTGTGTCTAAATAAAACAAATAACTTGTTTGAAGTAATTCGTAGTCGTATGTATAAACATTGTCAACATAAACTAAAAGTCGTAAAGGATAGTTTCCGAAATCTTGTCCGTTCAAAGTGTTAACTACTCCGTGAGCAGTAATACGAAAAGAGTATTGTGCCGTGTAAGGAACAGTAAAAACACCACCGCTCCAATTTGATCCCGCGTCTTCGTATTCAGTTAACGCGCTGTAT